ACAGCTGCTGCCACAAGAACGGGTACAGAAGAAGCAGAAGTAGCGAAGAAAGACGACCTACCATTCTAACTACCATGAGCAACGATGAGTTACAGAAGGCCGTTGGTAATGCGGCTGCGGTGACGAAGCTGGTGACCGGTGTGGGAAACAATGCCGCATGGATAGTAATGCTCGAGGGTTATGACGCTGCAAGGCGGTGTCGTAGCTATCGTCGCAGCTTGAAGGGAGGTCACACCGTCGGATGGTACTTCAAGCGTGCGGTGAACCTGTTTCACGAATACGAGCGTAATCTGCTGAAAGCACAGACAAACCGCATGTTTCATTTGGCAGACATGAACGAGGAGGTCAGGCGCAAGTACGGAGACATCAGCGACGATGAATACTATGAGTTTTGGAAGGGTGTAGGCGGTGTGGCTTATGCCAAGACGAAGCCAATGATCACGAGCTTGTGGAACAAGTACCGTTTGAGTCTTCAGAGCCACGACATCAGGGATTCCGAGCACATTGCATGGGTGATGACAGCACAGGCAGCTCTCGACCTCGCAGGAGCGATGTACGAGAGCGCGATGAAGGAGTGCGAGACGGGCTATAGATTACCAAGGTTCGTCCTGAATCAAGTCTTTGGACAATTCTCCCTGCGAGAAGTTTCGAAGGCTTGGATGCAGGCTTTAATACTGTTAACTCCAGAAACCGAACCACTGAAGCTCGACCCGATAGAGGAGAGGAATATTGACCTCGGCCTACAGCAGCTTATGGAGGCATGGATGGAACCTGAACTGCTCTATTCTTCAACATCGGAGGCTGTGGAAGACTACGAGGAAATCTTTGCTACAAAGGGGTTCAAGAAAAAGGTACTTCGAGAGATTGCCGAAATAAAGGATGAGACGTTGGCTGAGTTGGAGAAGGAATAAATAAAAGGAACTATGAGCGAAGAGAATAACAAGATACCATTACCAGGCAACGCGGATTCGAGGCCACAGCAACCTGATTTTTTGAAGGATGACAAGTGGTTTGACATCGACATTGATGCGGACTTTCTTGACTTCACGGAGCCGTACAAGCCTCCGCGTTATACGATGCGGAGATTCGACATCCCGTTTGCCAACGTCGGTGAGTTGCACATCATCAGCGGCAAGCCAGGCAACGGGAAGACGGGACTGATGTCGCAGCTGATGGTGACGCTGCTTTGCGGTAAGTTCGGCAATACTGAATATGCGTTAGCCGACGAACGGCCACAGCCGCGAGTGCTCTACATAGACACGGAGCAAGGTAAGGATGACACTATCGCCATCAAGAACCGCGTGTGCTCGTTGGCAGGCATTCCGTACAACCAACCACAAGAGCAGTTCAAGGTGCTGCGACTGCGTGACACGGAAGAAGCAAAGGAGCGCTGGGCAAAGATACTGAAAGCCATCTATCAGGTGCAACCTACGGACATCTTTCTCGACGGGCTTCTGGACATTGTGAAGGACTACAATGACCAAGTGGAGTGTCAACCTATCATTCGTAAGTGCATGATGACAGCCACGCACTACGATGCAAGCCTCTGGACGGTACTGCATGAGAATCCGATGGTTGACAAGTTGGTCGGTACGCTGGGCTCGATTGCCCAGCGAAAGGTAGCCGAGATATTCACCGTTGTCAAGGTAAAGCAATGCGACTTGAAGCCTAATGACCGCCGCGATGAACTGCCAGAGATTTACTTCAAAGTAAAGCAGGTGAAAGCCCGTGGCCGTGACGTTGCCGACTGGCTATTTCGCTATGAGACGAATGCTGGTGGTTGGGGTCAGCCCATAGAGATTGAGGACAACGGAATAAGCGTTGAGAATATACAAGATGCTGCGGAAACGGCATTCATTAAAGAAGCAAAAGACCGATTCTCACGGCTGTCGTGGGTTTCAACAGGAATGAGCCGTACAGATATCGACAGCGGACTGATGAGTCAGGGTGTGACGAGCAATCGCCGACGCGCCGACCTCATAAACATTGCGCTTGATAAAGGCATCCTCTACAAGTCAGGAACTACGCAGCGTCCAAAATACCATTATAAGGAAATGAACATCGAGGCACCGAATGACCAAGCAGAAGACCTGCCATTTGAAGGGCCGAATAATGAACAAGCTCCATATTGATTCCCTACCGCATAGCCCTGATTCCCCATTCCCCACTATACCCCTATAAGGGGGTATAGATGGGAATGGGAAGGAATCCGAGCCAGCGGGCGACGCGCGTATGTGCGCACACGCACGTATTTTGTTTTTCATGTAACCAATTTTTTTTACTATGCCGAAGATAAGCGATGATGTAATCAGAGCGGTTACGGATGCCGCGCGGATTGAGGAGGTAGTCAGCGACTTCGTACAACTTAGGAAAGCTGGTGTGAATCTCACTGGTATTTGTCCGTTTCACGATGACCGGCACGATGGGAACTTCATCGTCAGGCCGTCGGGTATCAAGAATGGCGGCAACACATACCGCTGCTTTGTTTGCGACAAGAAGGGAGGGCCTGTTAACTTTCTGATGGAAGCGGAGAACATGACGTTTCCTGATGCCATTCGCTATCTTGGCAAGAAGTATTGTATCGAGGTGGACGATGTGCCAGTAAACTGGACTCCACCGCCACCGCTACCTGTTCCACCGCCACTGCCAGCGTTGGAGTTGCCGAGGTCATGGGTGAAACGCACGATGGATATTGCGACGTGGGGACAGGTGACATTCCGAAAATGGTTTATGTCGCTGCCTTGGAGCACGTCGCAACTTGCAACGGCACACGATACGCTGTGGCAGTATTGCATTGGTGGTTGGAAGGATGGCCGCGTGGTGTTCTGGATGATAGATGCTGACGGTGTGCCGAGGGCAGCGAAGCTAATGCACTACCTCGATAACGGTCATCGTGACAAACGGGAACATCCTGGATGGATTTACAATCAGGATGGATGTCGGCAACGGCTGAATCCGAACGAGCACAGAATCTTGAAACCGCTCTTCGGCAGTCACCTGCTGAAACGATACCCAGACGCGGCGGTCAACATCGTGGAATCAGAGAAGACGGCCTTGGTGATGGCCAACTATTACGGCATTTCTGACCGACAGCTGTGGCTGGCATGTGGCGGTTTGAAGCACTTGCAAATCGAGGCCATGCAACCGCTGATAGAACAAGGGCGCAAGGTTTGGCTTTGGCCTGATAAGGACGGTGTGAAGGAATGGCAGGAGGTTGCCGACAAGCTAGGGAGTGAGAATGTGCAAGTATATACTCGATTTATTGATGCTTGTTGGACACCCGAAGACGGAGATAAGGCTGACGTAGCCGACATCGCCATCCGTATGATGAGGAACCCTGACTTCAAACCTCGAGAGATTCGGTCGGAAGAAGAAATACCAACAAAACCAGACGGAATTTCTGAAGAAGCGTGGAAAGACCATTTAAGAATTATGAAAGCTATCGGTGAGTGGAAGATATGCAATACAAACCTTATTGATGCTCCTTTTCTCGACCCTAAAGAAATGGCAGACCCACAACTCCACAAATTTCGTGAGAGTATAAAACGAAATTTAACTTTGAAAAGAGATGAAAGACGAAACTAAACGCTTTGAAGTCCTCAGCACAAAGATAGACCCAGCGATGGCTGAGGTGCTTAATGCCTGCTGCGACGCACTGGGGGTGGACGTGTACCACCTACTTCAGTGGTTTGCATATACAATTATCAGGGCGTCGGCACCGATGCACGAGCTTGACCCACGCATACAAAAGCTGCTTACTATGCTTGAGAGTGATGCTGGGTGGCAGCAGGCGTTCAACATTGCCAACCCAAACGAATTGAAGGTTGCACAAGCCATACTGATATTGGAGCAGGAAGGTAGGCGAGGATTCGGTGCGGTGATGATTGACAAACCATTCATGAGTGAGGCACGGCAGACAGAATGTGTCGATGACATACTGGAGCGCGTCACGTCGGTCACTATGCGAGGCATATACCGCAGACTGAGAATGCGTGGGGCAGAGATGGATTGCGAGCACCTGAGCGACGTACTGCTGACCATGCTTGACCGACAGGACATACTGAACGCTGAAGACCGCGACCGCGATGAGATGCCTGGCATGGGTAACCACACCGACAACGGCCGTCAGCTGGCTTACGGCAAGAAAACGAAGGCCAAGCAACACCGCACACCTGACAGCGTAGCTATTGACCAGAGAATCAAGTTTGATGACTATGACCGCGAGATAGCAGGCTATGAAGTACAGGATTGGGAAGGTGAACACAGGCAAACCGAAGAACCGCCTGATGAGATGATGCGCCCGTTTGATGTTGAATGGTAACAACGAATGAAACGAATTGAACGAATGGCTAAGAAGAGAGAACCTCTACATTTCGTCAATGCGGAAATGATGGAAGACTACCTCGACGAGCACAACGGAGAACTACCGCACGATTGAGACAATAGGGAGCGGGATGCAATTAGGTATGGCTGTGCTGACATTAATGACTTTGACAAACTGATTAAACACATGTACGGCGACGTATGAGCAGAGACCCAAGGTACCAGAAGTTGTTGAACAGCAAGCGGTGGAAGGAGCTGCGGGCATGGAAGCTCAGGCAGACGGAAGGATACTGCGAGATATGCTATGCTGAAGGGTGGCGAGGTATCGACGCGCTGGCGGTTGACATCCATCACAAGGTGCCCGTGGAGTCGGTGATTGACCAGGGCGAGACGGCGATGGCACGCGTCTGTTATGATCCGAACAATCTCATGGCTCTGTGTGTCCGACACCATACTGAAATCCATCAGTCAATGGGAAAGGACACAAAGGAG